ATCATTCACTCTCTACACTTTCTAGTGTTGACATTAGCCGTTCGGCGCGATTTGTTACTTGACGATACCAGCGAGAGTCTCTTCCCTCCTTGGCTGCTTCTTTCCAATCTTCTTCTTTCAGAGCAGCATTCATCTTTTTAAATTTTGAGAGGCGTGTACGTCCCATATTAAACATCATGTTTACAAGAATCTCTTGAACCTCGTCGGGAAAGTCTTCGAAGTAAGACTCTCCATATAGAGCATAGCATTCTCTTATTGCAGTTTGAGTATCGTCTCGAAAGCACTGCATTACTCGCTCTTCAGAGACAGGCTCACCACAAGGCCAGCCATGCTCTTCATCTGTTTCTTTTACAAGATGACCAATACCAAAAGTTTTATATCCAAGATGATCGTCATAGATTTCAAACTTACAACCTTCGTCTATCTTGAGCCTTTCGTACAATCTATCAAATTTCATAGCTTCCTCTTCGGGGCTTTTTAATGCTATCAACTTCGTCTTCTGCGCCCGTTGCATCCTCCTCTTCTTCGACCCCGTACCAATTCCAGCGGCCATCCTCTTGAGTGTCTTCATGCCTAAAGAGAAAAGGTTCTGCTTCTTGTTGCTGTTTAATAAGCGCATCTAACTCCATATAGTGTTCTCCATCATTTCCATTTTGACCAATTCTATCCATTCTCATTTCTTCTTCGTCTTGCACATAAGCGTGTGCTTGACAAGGTCCAAGCCTTTTACTCTTTATTCTTTGCTTCTTTGTCATCTATTTCTCTCTTGCTTTTCCTTTGACTTTCTCAAATGATCTCATGCCACCCAGCCCTAGCATACCCAGAAGCACCGGCATCATTGTCTGTAAGTCAATAAGAGGCACTACAATAGGGCTGCCTGCAAGGGCTAGAACAAAGTTTGTCATGGGCACTATAATAAAGTTAGAGAGCATACCCAGCCCGCAGATCCATCCAATAGCTGGTCTCCACCCCGCTACAAAAAGAGACTTATGTGCTGCCTCTGTTTTGTTTACTTCTACTTGGGCCATGACTTCAGCATGATGTTGTTTTTCTGCAAGAGTAGCGATTTCGTGTGCTAATCTATTTCTTTCATCTTTGTCTTCGATGAATTCTGATACTAGACCACTGACTGGTCCAACTAGCTCTTTAATAAATGATAGTGCCATAACTTTTTAACCTAAGGCATCAAATGCCTTCTGGAATCGGTTAGCATGAGAGCGCTCTGCTTTTGCAAGTGTCTCAAACCAATCTGCGATTTCATCAAACCCTTCTTCTCTCGCGGTCTTTGCCATTCCTGGGTACATATCTGTGTACTCATGGGTTTCACCTTCGATAGAAGCCATTAAATTTTTACGAGTATCTCCCATAGGCAACCCCGTTGCTGGATCTCCTACTGCTTCAAGATACTCAAGATGTCCGTGTGCGTGGCCTGTCTCACCTTCTGCAGTTGAGCGAAATACTGCTGCCACGTCATTCTCGCCCTCAATGTCAGCTTTTGCTGCAAAGTAAAGATATCTGCGATTTGCTTGGGATTCGCCTGCAAAAGCATCTTTTAGATTCTGAACTGTTTTACTGTCTTTTAATTCCATAAATTCCTTCTCTTTTGGTAGAAATGGGCGGGTTTCCCCGCCCTCTAGTTAGTGTGAAGCGGCTGCTACTAGCATTCCCCAGAATATGACTTGACACCATATGGCTTCGCATAGTAGACCGTCGCAGTTATCTAGATAACTTCTGACCTTTTTGTACATTTATTACTCGATATTTATCATCTTGGGTCTTTCTTCGTCTGGTACTACTTCATCCAGATCAATACATAGTAGACCCCTGTTCATGTAAGCTTTCTTGAGCTGCACATGCTTGTGTAACGTAAACGTTCTCACAAACTCTTTTCCGCTCAACCCCTTATAGACATATGACTCGCCTTCTTTTTCCGTCAGCTTACATAAACCTTTCACGGTCAAGACATCCTTATGCTGTGATATTTCGATGTCGGATTTGTTCCAGCCTGGAACTGCTATCTCGACTCGATACCCAGCGTCTGTCTTTACGATATTATATCGAGGGTATGCCCCATCAATATTCGGGTTTACATTCTCAAAACGGTCAAACCCCAAAAAGAATTTTGGGAAGTCTGCCACATTCAATCTTGCTAGATTGTTCATAGTTTTCTCCTTGTGCCCTTTCGGTACACTCTGTGGATCCTTTCGGCATCCGATTTAGTTGTGGGCGTTAAAGGTGCTCCGACCTAATCTTCAGTAAACTCAATAACTCCTTGAGCTTCTAAGTAATCTAGGGCATGCTCAATGCCGGCCTTGTGGCCTGCTTTGAAGCTGCCATAGGCACAGCCTATCATACAAAGTATTACTGTTAGTATTTGTAACTCTAACATGTTAATTGGTTCCACTACTTAATTCCTTAAGGCTGTTACTATCACGTTTATATATTATACACGCAAGGACTTTTGATGTCAAGAATTATTTTTACTAGGAGAGAAATAAAAAATAGTGCTTGACATGAAACCTCAATTCCATTATAATAATACAATGAGAATTTATAAGAAGCGACCATGGAGCCATGAAGAGAGAGCCCTTCTGACTCAGAAGTACTATTTTTGTAAAGAAAAAGAACTTGCAGAGCTATTTCCAGATCGTAGTTATAATTCTTGTGTTAAACAAGCTAAATACTTGAGGGAAAGAGGATGGGTATTCAAAAAGCCCTAGCTGCAACACTTGGAGTAGCTTTAATGTTTACCCCAAAAGTCGTAGCAGAAGAATTAGATATTCGAGAAGAAATTTACTGTCTTGCAACAAATATCTACTTTGAGAGTAGAAATCAGCCACAGGTTGGTAGAGTTGCTGTAGGACAGGTAACAATGAATCGCGTGAACTCACCAAAGTTTCCAAATACTGTGTGTGAGGTGGTGAAACAAGCTAGATATTATCCAAGCGGAGGAATTGATCTACACTCTTGCCAATTTAGTTGGTATTGTGATGGGAAGTCAGACGCAATACGAAATCAAAAAGCTTGGGATGATAGTATGTACTCTGCTTTATTCGTGTACAGCTCAGATCCACTCCTGGACATTGTAGATGGAGCTCTTTGGTATCATGCAACATATAGCAGCCCTGCGTGGGCAAAACATTTTGAAAAAACTGTTCAAATAAATGAACATATCTTTTATAAGGAGAGAAAATAATGATAGGCCCAGAACAAATGGAACTATTTGATGAAGATACGACCTTTGACGTATACCTAGTAGAAACAGATGAAGAAGCACTGGCTTCGGCCGGATTCGGAATGAACGAAGACTATAATAGCTGTGAGCAAGATTGGGATAATATAGTCTACGGTAAATAATGAAAATATCAGTTAGAAATGGTAATGTAGAAAGTGCTTTGCGTGTACTCAAAAGAAAAACCAAGGACTCACTTATAGACCTTCGGTCAAAAGAGCACTATGAAAAGCCTTCTGCAAAACGGAATCGAATGAAACAAGCTGCGGCAGTACGCGAGAAAAAGAGACAACGAGATGAAAACAAGAAGCAACCCAAGAGCCACTAATTTTGAGTTAGTAGGCGACTTTATGGAGGCTTTCGGCCAGGATGTACATATAGAACCTACCTGGCCTGACTTTTCTACTCGAGAGCTGAGAATAGAGCTGATACAGGAGGAGATTGATGAGCTTGGAGAAGCTATGGAACAACGGGACATGGTGGGCATTGCAGATGCACTTACAGACATTCTCTATGTTGTATATGGCTCTGGCCACGCTTATGGTATCGACTTAGACGAGTGCTTCAAAGAGGTACATGAAAGCAATATGTCAAAGCTCGGAGAAGATGGAAAGCCTATTCGAAGAGAGGATGGAAAAATACTCAAAGGCCCAAATTACTTTGAGCCAGATTTGGAGAACTGTTTATGATTAACTATCCAGAACTGTTTTTATTTACAGCACTAACTCTGTTTGGAGCAGTTGCAGCATTATATTTACCTGCCGCATTTACGGAAAAGCGGTGGCCTTTTCATGTAAAGAAAAACAATAAAGTTAACTCTGGTGCAAAGTTTGGTTAAGGAAACTAAAATGGGTTTAGGACTTGTAGACGGCTTTCCTACTACACTTGAGTTCTGGGAACATTGGTGTAGAGAAGAGCATGATATAATTGGAACTGAAAGAGGCTACCCATGTAACTGGTGTGGCCAAGAAGAAAAAAAGGAAGAGAATGAAGAATAAATTAATGTGGTTCTTTTATAGCTGGGATTCTATAATGAACTTGAAGTATAATCCCCTAAGATTTATTGGAGACGTAAGCCTTCAATGCTATTATATGATAGTACTTTCACTTATTTGGACTGTAGTATTTTGTTCTTTGATAGCAGGCTGGTCAGGGCTCATGCCTCTTATCTTTGGACACGTAGGTGCAGTATTTGCAACCTTCTTTACATATGCTATCTTTTATGATGCAAGAAAGAACGGGCAAGGTTGGTTTCTTAACTGGGATCATTCTTACAAGATGTCAAAGTCTTACAAGAGCAAAGACCGCAGCAAGAATGCTTGCAAGTGGGATCTAGAAATTGAAGCATAAACAGGGTTTTTGAAGAGTAAATAAAAAAGGGGCTTTATGCCCCTTTTTCTTTCTCAATAAATACTTTTAGTGTACTATCGCAGTCTTGTAAGCTATATGTAATTTTCTGACCTTCGCCAAGATACTTAACGTATGCTCTCCCCATATCATCTACGACTTCAAAACGATTTATATCTCGCATCTTTCGATATTCTTCAGCGTCAAAAAGAGCATTGTGTAGTTCCATGTATCCGCAGTCCATACCAGCAGCATACATTGACATATCAAATCTAAAAACATCGTACAGTGCGTATCGGTAGCTTCCTCGCTCTTTAACTTCTGCTTGATACATTCGAGAAATAACTGCATAGAATGCTTTCTCTCTTTCTTCCTCTGTAAGACTATCCCACCATGTCGTGCTTTCGCTTCTCATCTTACGAATCTCTTTTCTGGTTTTGAATTGCTTCTA